GTCGTCATCGCCGACTAGCAACATGGTCAACATACTGAGCTAGGTAAGCCCTTTGGCAAGGGCGAGGATTTTTAATCCTGAAAATAGACGAGGTAGTCGTTGAATACATAGGTGGTTCGATTCCATCACCTAGCACCTTTTTGCTGATGTAGCACAATTGGTAGTGCAATTGATTTGTAATCAATAGGTTGCAGGTTCAAGTCCTGCCATCAGCACCATGGCCCTGTAGCTGGAAGGTTCAAGCAAGCGACTCATAATCGCCAGACGGTGGTTCAATTCCACCCAGGGCCACCAAATAATAAATACTCCGCGTAGCTCAGCTTGGTAGAGCGCCTGATTTGGGATCAGGAGGTCGAGTGTTCGAATCACTCCGTGGAGACCACTTTCAGTTATACTTTAAACATATACAAACAAAAGGAACCTTTAAAATGTATACACTTAAAATTGTAGAGCGTGTAAATCCAACCCATACCGTAGATTTTCGTGACGATTTCAATCCTCTGGCTGTAAATCTTCGAGAGTCATATCATGAACTCAGCTGCGATGCAGTGGTGGTCTTTTTTGAAGACAACTCTGAAGGGGCGGTAGCTTGTGTTGTTGATAGTGAGCAGAAGTTTTATATTTACAGAGATGTAGATGCATACTTGATGAATGAAAATGCAGTTACTGTTAGAATCATCCACCGAGTGCCTCGATAAGTATTAGTCTCCTTTTAGTTAGTTTCGATCTATTTAGGTTACTCAATTTTAACCCGCCCCGTTAGCTGTATAGCTGCGGGGTTTTTTCGTTTCTGGAGCCTTAAAATGATTTCAGTTTTAACATGGCTGAGCAGGTATAGAGGGATCATAAAAGGTTTAGTTTTTGCAGCTGCGATAGGTACAGCTTATCTTGGGGCCGTGTATTGGTTTAACTCTAAGCTTAATGATGCCTACCAAGAAGGTGTGTCAGCAACAGAGTTAAAGTGGGAACGGATCCTTGATCAGCAACAAAAGCAGGCCGACAAAATTAAAATGGGCCACGCAGAGGAGGTTAAAAACCTTGAAAAATCCCTTTCTGATCTACAGGATAAATTAAATATGGCTGAGAAGGCAGGTAAAGAAAAGCAGATTATTTACCTCCAGTCACCTGAGGGTAAGAAGTCAACACTCCCTGATCAGCTTATAGATATTTATAATGAGAGTATTAATCAGGAGGGTAGATGAGAGTTGCTACACTGTTTATTGTGTGCTTGTTATTATGTGGGTGTGCAACCAGCGTTGAGAGAGAATACAAGATTGACCCTCCGGATGTAGGAAGGTTGATTGTTAAACCCCCGGAAGGTGCCATGAAACCACCTGCTAAAGCTATGCCTTTGAAGAAAGGTGCGCCAGATGCAGTGAATTCTGGCATTATGAGGGATAATAATCTGTCTTGTAGCAATGATAGAGCTAAATTGATCATTTTGCAAGACTATATTAGAACACTGTTTCCAAAGGAGAGAGGTTAATGTCTAAGATTTACGGACCGTGTTCTGAAAAGCAGAAGATGATCCTAGAAAACGATGCAGATATTTTGGTAATCGGCGGTGCCGCAGGGTCTGGCAAGTCGTTCCTCTTGCAGTTGATGCCACTTAAAATTATTGATGACCCCCACAGCTCTGTGGTTATGTTCCGAAGAACAACCCCACAGTTGGAAGGTGAGGGTGGACTATGGCCTAAAGCAGTAGCTATTTATAGTGATCTGCCTGAAAACATTAAGCCAAAGTTCAGAGAGAAGGATCATAAGTTCATTTTTCCACGGTTTGATCCGAACACTGGTAAGTGGGATAGAAGCAAAAAGGGAGCTGTTGTAAAATACTGCCATATGGAGTATGTACAAGATAAGCTTAACCATCAGGGGCTTGAGTACACCATGGTTTGCTTCGATGAGGGCACGCAGTTCGAATGGGAGCAGATAGACTATCTGATGTCTCGTCTGCGATCTCAGTCAAAGTATCCATCAAGAATGGTTATCAGCTGTAACCCCGATTCAGAACACATGCTTGCTAAACTGGTTAGATGGTGGTTGGACGATGAAGGGTATCCAGATCCGGAGAAATGCGGTAAGAAAAGATATTTTATCCGACGCGACGGTGAATTTATCTGGGGAGACTCTAAAGAAGAGTTGATAGAGAAATACACCACGGTTAACGGACTTGGCGTAGAGATCAAGCCAAGACCGTTGTCATTCTCGTTCATAGGCGCAACAATATTCGATAATCCTGTCTGTTTGAGAGACAACCCAGAATACCTTGCTTTCCTCGAAGGTCTACCAGAGCTGGAAAAAGCTCAGCTTCTCCATGGTAACTGGTTTGCAAAGCCTGAGGGTGCAAACTATTTTCAAAGATCTTTCCTTCGTGATGCCGATAGAGTACCTCTTGGGTCAGTATCTTGCAGGGCATGGGATAAGGCAGGAACCGAGAGAACTTCCGGTAATAAATTTCCTGACTTTACTGCCAGTATTAAGGTAAGTAAAGATAGCGACGGCTTTTATTACCTGTCCGGTGATTATTGTCCTGAGAACGTGGATGACGGGAGGTATTCCACAGGTCTGGAAGGCAAGTTCTGTAAAAAGGCTGGTGAACGAGATGTGATCATCAGGAAACAGGCGCAGTTCGATGGTGATGATTGCATAATCGTCTTCTCTGTGGACCCAGGGCAGGCAGGTAAGAGTGAGTTCTTAACCTCCTCCAGATCCTTGCTTGCCGAAGGGTTCAGGGTTGAAGAAGACCCAATGCCTTCCAACAAGTCTAAACTGACAAGGTTCTCACCTTTTGCCAATCTTGCCCAACAAGGAATGGTGAGGATTGTAAAATCCAGTTTCCATCCTGATACTCTGGAAGCATTTCTGACTGAACTTGAAAAATTCAACGGGGAAAGATCAACATTTAACAGAAAAGACGACTGGGCCGACTGTGTAGCTTCTGCGATTAATTTCCTAGAGAAAGAGGAGGTAGCACTTCCTTGTGTGATTCCATCAATCTCATCACCTTCTATGTTCAAGCGTTTTATCTAAGTGTTGCCAATCTTAATTAGATGTGGTACAATAAAGTAATTGGAGATACTAGCCCTCTGACGAGGGCTATTTTGTTATACTGTTTTGAGGGGTAAAGCTTGTGTCCAAAAAGAACCGCAGGAAACACAACGCCACAGCCAAAACTGTGAATAAATCTGGGAACGCAGGCGCACCAACTCATAATGTTCGTATGAGTGAGATCGGTTCTGGCGCACTTTCCCAAATTATGGCAGAATCGCAATCTATGATGGTTGAGGAATTGCGTTGGCCTCAGCTGATTGCCACAGTGGAGACTATGAAATGTGATTCCACAGTTGCTACTGCCTTAGATACAAAATATGTTTTCATCACGAAAGCATTCAATGATTTTAAGATCCTTTATAATGTTAAAAGTGAAGACTCTAAGAAAGCTGCCGAGCTTATAGAGTATTCTTTGCGTAATTTGGCAAACCAACAAACTCTTCGAGATATTGCAAGAAGCGCAGCTACCTTTAACGAGTATGGTTTTTCACTGTTTGAGAAAGTATACCGCAGAGAGAAAGAAGGTAAATATGCCGGGATGCTTCTTATCGATAAAATTGCATTCCGACCTCAGGCCAGCCTGTCCAGATCAGAGCCGTTTGTTTTTGATAAGAATAGCAGAACACTGACAGGTATTTATCAGTCACCTAATGCATTTCTAAACACTCAGAATGCACGCTGGGCTGGACCTCTTGCTGCAATGCCTTCAAAAGGCTTTAATGAGCCTGAAATTTTCATCCCTGCTAAAAAGCTTATGCTCATGACCCTGTCAGGAACAGAATCTAACCCTGCAGGTGTGTCACCTATGATAGGTTGCTACAGATCTTTCCGTGAGAAAGTTCTGATTGAAAACCTTGAGGTTGTTGGCTGTTCCAAAGACCTTGGTGGTGTGCTTGAGCTGAAAATTCCTTCCAATATTTTGAACAAGGCCAGCATTGACCCGAATTCAATGGAAGGGAGAATGGTTGCAGATCTTATGCTTGACGCAGCAAACGCCCATAGTGGTGAGCAAAGTTTCTTTATACTTCCGTCTGATAGAGATAAGTCTGGTAAAGAGCTTTACTCCATGACCCTGAAGGGGGTTGACGGTATGGGTAAGCAGTATTCCACTAAAGATTTGATTGATGCCCGTAAGAAGGCGATTCTTGACCGTTTCGGTGCTGGCTTTATTAACCTCGGTAACGATAACGTTGGATCCTTCTCTCTGTCTGAGTCAAAACAGTCTATCCATGGTCATTTTGTTCAGCGTGATATAGATATTATCACTGAAGCCTTCAATAAGGATCTTATTCCACAGCTTCTGGCATTGAATGGTATCATCCTTGAAGATGATGATATGCCTAAACTGAAACCTGGTCTGATTGAAGAGGTGGACATGGAGAGCTTCTCCAAGTTTGTCCAGAGGATCGGTGCTGTAGGTTACTTGCCAAAAACTCCTGCAGTAATTAATAAGATTCTTGAAGTAGGCGGGTTTGATGAAAGATTTGACGAGGACATGGATCAGGAAGAGCTGATGAAGCTCTTGGGCCAGGACATCAGTAGGGCTGGTGATGGAATGGCTGCAGGATCCACTGGTAACGGCACTTCTAAGATGTCATCAACCAGAGATAATTCCATATCCAACATGGAAAATTAAAAATTATCAACACAGGGGGTTGCAAAACCTCCTTTGGCGTGATAAAATAATCCACATGGGGAATAAGATGCCACAGGAAGAAATGATTTCCTACGAAATCATCTACGAGCCTGACACTAAAGATGCTCACGGTGAGTGGATGAGTAAAGACACCATCAAAAAGGCTAAAGATAACTGGGACGCAGCATACGCCGCAGGCCTAGTTTCTGAAAACCTTTTTCACTTGACCTCTACAGATGCTTTCACTATTGAAAAGACGTGGATTCAAGAAGAGTTTGATGTTGTAGTAATTGGCACTGAGCAGGTCATCAAGGCTGGCTCTTGGGTTGCTAAAGTTAAATACAATAATCCTGAACTATGGGAAGCTAAGAAGGCTGGCATTGTTGGTGGACTAAGCATTCAGGCAACAGGTAATGTTGATGAAGAAACTGGTGAAATTACCAACGTAAACTTCGGGATCAGTGTTGTAGAAGAGGGCAATGAATAATGTCTGAAAAAACGATTACTATTAAAGAGAAGGGGATTGCCCTGTGCCACAAGGCGCAAGGCTATAGCGCTAACAACAGACCTGTATCTCTTTTGATGAAGAGTGATCTTAAGCCTGAGCAGTTAACAGACGATATTGTTAAGGCACTTCGCCAAGTCACTGTGGAGCTTAGTTTTGAAGAATACCTGCGTCGTTTCTTCGATATGTGGTATGATGATGCTAAAGCACTTGCACACATGCTTGGTTTTGAGATTGAAGAGGAGGCTTGGGCTAAAGAGCATCCTGATTGGGAATGGGCGCAAGCTGACGCAGAGTCTTGTATTGCATGGCTGGAAGAGCGTTGTGATAACGTGACCATTCATAAAGCTGCAAAAGAAGGCAAGCAGCTTAGTGTGGTAGATCAATACATTCTGTTAAAAACACAACAGATTTTTGAACAAGTAACCGCTGATCTCTTCGATAAAGAAGGGAACCTGATCAAGGCGGTACAGGAACCTGCTGAGGTGGATAAAACTACCGAGGTGGATGATGTTGCAAAATCCGCAAATACCGAGGAGAATCCGGTGGACGTAACCAAAACTAAAGAGTATCTGGATCTGCTGAAGCAAGTAGAAGAGCTGAAAGCAACCCAGAGTAAAGCTGAAGAAATCATCAAGGCCCAGGTTGAAGTTGAAAAAGCTAAAATGCTGACTAAGGCTCAAGCTTTAAGCTTTGTTGGTGAAGAAGATCATGCAACCCTGGTTGACTTCATGCTGGAAAAAGCTAACGAACCTATCGTAGCTATGCTGGAGAAAGCTCAAGCAAAAATTGAAGAGCTGGAAGCAGAGGTGCATAAAACTAAAGAAGAGTTTGCCACCACTGAACATGGTAATGATGGCGAACCTGTTGTGGATGATATTGCAAAATCCGCAGAAGAAATTCTTGCTGAAAACGTTGCAAAAGCACTTGCTCGTGCACGTGCAGAATCTAACAAATAAGACATTAACGGGGGAAATAAATGATTACCGCTCAATATTCTGATATCGTGCTCGGCAAAGTTGATTCTAGCGATGCTGGCTACAATTTTAAAGAGATCAAGGTAACACTGACAGAGCATCACCACGCTGGTACTGTTGTAACAAAAACTGGGACTATAGCTAACGCAGACGGTTCTGATGTGTACGGCGTTCTTGTTGACCGTGCTCTTGTCAAAGATGCTGGTACTGTTCATCTTGCAAAACCATTAGAAGTGGGTCAGTCCTATAACCTGGTTGTTGCCGTCCACGGTGTTACCTTTGCAAAAGATATGCTGTTAGGTGCAGACGGAGCTAAAGCAGACCAAAAAATTCTGGATAAGTTGAAAGCTTTAGGTAACAAAGTTCACGTCCAGACTATTGGTAAATAATAAGCCCTAAATTGTTCGGGAAATATTTAAGTTTTACTTTGGAGAAATAAATGATTACTCGTAAAGATGAATTTGGCATTGTTGATTTAGGTGCTACTCTGGACCTTGTTCCTCGCCAATTCCGACTGATTACTAGTATGGATCTGTTCGAAACCCGTCTCGGCACCTCAACAATTGCTCAGATCGAGCGTGTTGATGAAGTTGTAACCGACATTCCGGCACGCCGTCGTGGTGGTGAGCGTAACTACGTGGGTAGTGAACGTGCTCAGGTTAAAAACCTGAACATCCCGTTCTTCCCTCTGGACAAAGGCATCACTGCCGCAGATGTTCAGAACTTCCGTCGTTACTTCACTCCTGATGCTCCGAAAACTGTTCAGGACGTAGTAACCCGCGTTGTTCGCCGTATCCGTGTTTCTCATGAAGCACTGCGTGAGAAAGCGCTGTTCCAGGCTATTCTGGGTAAATCCTATGCACCTGGTGACACCATCTGTCAGTATGATTACTACACTCTGTGGGGTGTGTCTCAGAAATCTGTTGAAATTGACCCTGCAAAAGCAGATCAGGATCCCATGGAGGTTCTGGAAGAAGCTCGTCTGCACATTGCACTGCAGGCTGGCGATAACGCAGCTGGCTATCGCATCGTAGCCCTGTGCTCACCGGAGTTCTTCAGTGCTATTACCCATCACCCGCTGGTAGAACTGGCATACACCTATTACGGCTCTGCTCAGGAACCTCTGCGTCGCCGTCTGGGTGCGGGTGGTCAAGACAGCGTATACCGTGTGTTTGAGCATAAAGGTATCACCTTTATCGAAGATATCTCTGGTAATATTCCGAAGAAAGAAGCTCGCATTCTGCCGATGGGTATTGATCAGATGTTCCAGCTGCACTTTGCTCCGGCAGACGATGTTAACGAAGCAAATACCCCAGCACAGGAACTGTATATGTGGTATAAACACTCTGCATACCTGCGTGAAGAGAAGATTGAATCTGAAACTTCTATGCTGGCAGTTAACACTCGTCCAGAGCTGGTTGTTAAAGTAACTCTGAAAAACGGTGGCTAATCACTGAGGTGATTCATCCCATATGGGGAGGGGGTTCTCCCCTCCCCTTTTTATTTATTAGGGTTTAACAGGAGTGTCCCGTGAAGAGAGCCGTATATCCAGTTGAGTATGATCCTCTATTAAGAGTTTTCAACAATCAGTTAAGTTTTTATCAATTTTTAGCACAATATAACCCAGAAATCAATGTTGGTTTATCAGCTCTGCTGCCACCAACAGAATTCGTTATCGGCAGTGTTCACTATCCATGCAGAACGATTGTAGACTTCTTCGAGAAGATTGCAAAACATACAGGCCTGCCAATTGATACTGGTATTTCAACTATCCGTATGGGTGTTATTCTTCTGTTCTTCACAGAGAACCTTGATGAAAGCACTTTAACACTGCAAAGCGGGGATGTCAATATCACACTCACTCCTTCAGTGTTTAAAGAGGTAGATGCTGCTTTCCAAGTTTCCGTGGCAGAGGGCCATCTATGGGACCCTGTAGGGATGCCTAAAAAAGTGACCATAAACGATGAGCAATGCAACATTGTTTATGAAGAAGATACCCAAACTTTCACCATTGAGTGGCCTAAGAAACGTTCTCAGGTTGTAAATCTTGGACTGGTCTCTACGATAGCTCCACCGCCTGAACCAGAGCCGGAGCCGCCTGTAGGTCCTACTGAACCTGGTGGTGACGGTGAAGTTACTGTAGCAGATCCGCAAGATGTGACTGTATCCTCTTCCTCATTTGTAGCCATTGAGAATAAGGATGAAATCCTTAAACAGGCCGCAGCTCTTAACAACGAAGATGACAAAAGTGGTTCAAAAGATGCACTCCAAACCTTCGCTAAAGAGTACGGTGTTACCTTAAGTAAGGCAAAAACTTTCCAAAATATGATGAAAGATTTTGAGGCTGCACTGGCATAATTTTGTTAAGGCCCCTTCCAAATCAGGAATGGGGCTTTATTTTTACGAGGTATTTTCAAATGGCATGGTATGAAGATGAAGAGATTATCCCGTCACCGCCTAACCATGATGGTGTAGTCGATACCCCAGAAGAACCACCAAAAGAAGATCCTGTGCCTACGGAACCTGATCCAGACCAACCTCTTATTGATATTATGAGGTTATTGCTTGGCAATGTTGATGAGGAAACACTCCCTGATGAGGTAATTAAAACATTCCTTGACATGGAGAAGCTGAAACTAAATTATCCGGCAGATCCTGATAAGCTGCCCCTGCTTAAGTACAATGTGCTTGTGCAGCTTGTGCGGTGGCTGATGATGCAGGAAGTGTCCAGTGGTAATGCAAGTATAACTTCCCGTCTGGAAAAAATAGGTGATGAGACCATAGAGATTCGTGGTGGATCTTCCTACGCCCAATGGAAGGATTTCCTTGATTGGCTGCTGGCACACCCAGACTATGTAGATTCTGAGCTAGATGCTTACAGCAGAATGATTATCATTGGTGGTGTCCGTGTAGACGAAGGAATTCGGGTTAAATTTAATGAAAACAGCAACGGACCGTTCGATGTCCAGGGGATTACACCTATCAGTGGTCTAAATAACCAACCTCCTCGCCACCCAAGACGCAAACGCAGTTTTTAAAAATTGTTGCTTTTGATGTATCTTTGTGGTAAAATACATTAGTGAGGTATATAATGCTAAAGGTTAAATGTCAAACAAGGTTCAACCTAAAGCGTTTAGATCGCTTCTACAAAGAACTTGTGAGACTTGAAAGTAAAACAATAACCTACGGCTTTTATGACGAACCTCACCCGTCGGGCTTAAATATGGCAACATTGGCAGCCATTCACAACTTCGGTTGGAACGGGCTGCCTGTTCGCAATTTCATGGAGACAGCTTTTGCATTTCACAGCACTCAACTACAGACCTTGACAGAAAAATTGTTGAGAGCTATGGCTAGAGGATCAAGTGCAGAGGCTATTCTTAAGCAGATGGGGGACACAGGGGCCAAAGCTATCCAGTTTGTTATTGAGGCTGGTCAGTTTAGTAACCCTACTGTTAGTGAGCAGTGGGCACAAGAGAAGGGCTTCAACGAGGCTATGCGGCATTACGATGTGCTGCTGGAATCTGCAACCTTTAAAATTGGACAGCAAAAATAAGGGGGTTGAGTGGCAGCAGGTTATAAGCTGATAGGAAAGAACAGGCTAATACCCCGTAAAACATTCAAAGGTCGCCACAGAGTGTATAACAAAACAGTTGGTGGTCCTTTTGCTAACGAGGGGTTAGAACTTGAGTATGAAGAGTTTGATGTCTTAGAGTGTGTTGTGCAGCCGTTGACAGGAAGGGCAGCTAAAGATTACTCCTCTCAAATAAATCCAGAAGGTGACAGACAGTACGAGGCTTTTACAGTTTACTCCTCAACCAAGTTGTATAGTCCAGATGAAGGAACATATGCAATGGCTGATCAAATTCAGCTGCCTGACATCCGTGGTGACTTGAAATGGTTTACCGTTTTAAAATGCGATGCATATGTCACGTCTGGTGGTGGAAGATATAGATTTTTTGTGGTAGAAGAGCCTGAAGGAGAAAACTGATGGAAGCTTTCGAAAAAGTTTTTTCTGATCTTGAAACAACCATTGCTAAGCTCGTCAAGGTTGCCACAGGAAGAACTGTAGTTCTGGCAGAAAGCTCTACCATACCGAAGCCGGAAGGTGAGTTTGTGCTTTTACAAACCTTGGCGATCAATCCCACCACTTGGGAAGATAATGAGTTTCAAGATGCGGAGGGTAATGCTTACGTAACACACAGTTACACTGTTACCTATCTGTTAACAGCTTATCGTGGCAGGGCACATGCTGCACTTAGCAGAGTATTGCAAGCAATAAATCTTCCAATGTTTTATGACAAGTATTTCCCTCTGGGATCGTGCTTTGCCTACTCTAACAATTCAACAATCTCACCTCAAAGAGTGCCGTTGAATAAGCAGACGTATGAAAATAGGGCCACGGTAATGCTGACATTTAACGTAAGGTTTGTTGAGACAGACATTGGGGCTTTTGAGGATCTTCAGGGAATTAAGGCTGAAATAACCACACACTTCCCTTCACCCAATTCTGATAAATCGGTTACAGACAGTGGTCAGTAATCGTTATAATTGTGTAGTGTAATGATTACACTGCGTGTTTGATATCCGTGCACAGATATTAAGAGGAAACAAATGCCATATTTAGATAAAGTGGTAGATGTTACAGTTAACCTCGGAACCCAGCCTATTGACACTGTAGGTTTCGAAACTCCGCTGTTCATCGCTATCCACAACAACTTTACTGAGCGAGCTCGCGTATATGCGGAGCTGGATCAGATGGTGGAAGATGGTTTCGCACAAGGCTCTGCAGCGTATGAGTTTGCAGCAAAAGCTTTTGGTGGTGTATTCCCTCCACAATACGTTATGATCGGCAGACAGGCCAAAGAAAAGACCACTGTAGATTTTAAAGGTATTGCTGCCGCAGCTGATACCGATGTCGTAATGACTATTGCAAAAGGTAGCTACAATACCTCTTTGATAGTCCCTATCTCTGGTGGAACAGCTGCAACTCAGATCGCAGAGGCAATGAAGGAAAAAATTGAGACTGATGGTAGCTTAGACGGTATCACCGTACAGGCCGAAGAAGGTGTTATCACCATCACTGGTGATTGTACTGTCGGTTATCATACTGGTAACTATACGATCAAAAACATTGCTAATGCTGAAAAACCTTCTACAGTAGTTGATAAGATCAATGCTGAGCGTGACAATTGGTACTTCCTGTGCCATGAAGACCACACCGACATTGAAGCATGTGCTAAGTGGGCTCAGGCTAACTACAAGCTGCATGTCTACTCTACTGCAGAAGATGTGACTGGTAAAGATAATAACATCGCCACCAAACTGAAAGCTGCACAATATGACAGTGTCGGCATGTACGATCCTCGTGCAGATAAGGACTTCCCGGAGGGTGGTATCATAGGTGCTATGGCATCCAACGATCCGTCTTACGGCGACAGCTTGCACTTAAAACAGATGCCAGGTGTGATTGCACCGTCTCTGACTTTAACTCAGCGTATGGCTATTTGGGAAAACCACGTTAACTTCTACAGAATGATTAACGGTGTTGGCGCTTTCTGGGAAGGTAAGTGTGCTTCAGGTCAGTATGCAGACGCTATTCGTTTTGCACACTGGATCAAGTTCAGATCTGAAGAATCTATGTTTGGGTACATGCATCGTCGCTCCAACATGGGTTTAAGCATGAAGATGTCTGATGATGATCTTCCGGTTATCAAGTCTGTCCTGATGAACAACCCAATCAACACTGGCATTAAGAATGGTGCGATCCTGACAGGTTTCGACGAAGACAATAATGTATTCTACGACCCGATCATCACAGTTCCTAAACGTGCAGAAATCCCAACCAATCAGTTGGCTGCTCGTGTTCTGGAAGGTGTGAAAGTAGAACTGGTGTATAACAACGCCCTGCACTTCGTTCGTATCCGGATCAACGTTCTTCTGGACAAAGTTGGTTCTAAATCCACCAATGCTGTTGCAATGACTGAATAAGGAAGACTAGATGGAAACTCAAATTTTAACTCCTTATGCGTATGACCCTAAAAAGGTCAAACTGTACCTGATGCAGCAGCGTGTCACTGGCTTCGCTGCTGACACCAAGATCGTTGTTTCAAGAAACGAAGACAACATCTACCCTCACGTCGGTGTGGATGGCGAAATGTCTGCGGCCCTGTCTCGTAACCAATCTGGTGTTATGACTGTATCTTTGCAGAACACTTCTGTATGGAACGCTTACCTTTCTGACTGGCAGAAACAGGCATCGATTACTGGTCTGGTATTCTTCCCAGTTCTGCTGGAAGGTAGCCAGGGTCCTGGTATTTCCACAATTGGTTGGATCCAGAAACAGCCTGACCTGACTTACGGAACCGAAGTAGGTCAGCTGGACTGGGATATCGGTATTCTGGATGCATGGCTCAACCGTGATAACATCACTGGTGCTCTTACTGGCCTCGCAGGTCTTGCAGGTATTATCTAAGGGCACACTTTAGCATAAG